AATAGATGAAGAGAAGAAATAGTTCTACTATACCTTTTGGTTATAAATTACTAGAAGATAATAAAACTCTAGTAAAGGTTGATAAGGAATTATCAGCTTTGAATGAGATTAAAGATGGTGTTAAGTCAGGTGCTTTTAGTTTAAGAGGAGCAGTTGAGATATTAGAACATCAAACTGGGCGAAAGTTATCTGCAATGGGATTGAAAAAGATTATTGACAGAGAACCTGAGCCAGAACCAAATGGATTATTAAGTAGAGATGACAAGACAGTATAATTACAGCATTGACCAGAAAGCTAAGATGGCTGCTAGAAAAGCTGTTAAAGAAAAAGAAAAAGAAATTAAAAGATTAAAAAAGAATCTTGAAAATAAAACGACTAGACTTAAAGCAAAAAAAGAAGCTTTAGGTGTAGTTCAAAGAGCAGAGGATGACAAAGTATCTAAGAAGGGTACTGTTATGACTGACAATCAATATGATACTCTGCCAAAGAAAGTTAAAACTCTTTTAGAAGAAGAGAAAGAAAGAATTGTATTTAAACCAAACACAGGTCCACAAACAGAATTTCTTGCAGCAGGAGAACAGGATGTTTTGTATGGAGGAGCTGCTGGTGGTGGTAAGTCTTATGCAATGTTAGTTGACCCATTAAGGTATATGCACATCAAAGAACATAGAGCTTTACTGTTAAGAAAGTCTATGCCTGAGTTAAGAGAATTAATAGATAAATCTAGAGAACTTTATCCTAAAGCTTTTGCAGGTGCAAAGTTTAGAGAAGTAGAAAAGATTTGGAGATTTCCTTCAGGTGCGTCATTGGAGTTCGGTTATCTGGACAGAGATGCTGATGTATATAGATACCAAGGTCAATCATATACCTGGATAGGGATTGACGAGCTAACACAGTATCCAACAGAGTTTCCACTCCAATATTTGCAATCACGATTAAGAACAACTAACAAAGATATAAAATGCTTTATTCGGTGTACTGCAAACCCTGGAGGAGTTGGAGGTAGTTGGGTTAAGAAAAGGTATCTAGACCCATCACCTCCAAATGAAAGTTTTATTGGTGAAGATGAAATAACTAGAAAGTTTATACCTGCTAAGTTAGATGATAATCCATATCTAGCTGAAGATGGTAAGTATGAAAAGATGTTACAATCTTTACCACCAGTTCAAAAGAAACAATTATTAGATGGTAACTGGGATGTTTCTGAAGGTGCAGCATTTGTAGAATTTGATTATGATACACATTGTATTGACCCATATGAGTTACCTAAGAGATGGGAACGATTCAAAGGTATTGACTATGGATATGCATCTGAGTCTGCAGTTATATGGGCTGCATTAGACCCTAGTGATGAAACATTAATTATTTATAGAGAATTATATCAGAAAGGTTTAACAGGAGAAGACTTAGCTAAAAAAATTTTTGAATATGAAAAAGAAGATAAACTATCTGTTAGTGGAGTGTTAGATAGTGCAGCTTGGGCAAGGACTGGAACAACAGGACCAACTGTAGGAGAAGCATTAACTATGGCTGGACATAAACTTAGAAGAGCTGATAAAAATAGAATACAAGGTAAGATACAAGTACATGAAAGATTAAAATTAAATCCAAAGGGTAGACCTAGATTACAAATATTTAAATCATGTCCAAACCTTATAAGAGAATTACAGGGTATTCCTGTAGACCCAAACAAACCAGAAGATGTAGATACTAAAGCACCTGACCATGCATATGATGCTCTTAGATATTTAATTATGTCTAGACCTAGAAGTATTAGTTCTTATGAGCAAATGCAACAAGTGAAAAAGTGGATTCCATCTGACCCAACATTCGGATATTAAATGAGAGAAAAAATAATTAAAAGTCTAATAGCTCATGCTAAAGGACATATAGAAAAGCACAAAGCAAATGTAGAAATACTAATGCAAAAAACAGCAGGTGTTGCAGAACATCCTGATACATTAGAAACAATTGAGAAAGAACTAGCTATTATAGCTGAGTATCATGACCAGATAGAGATGCTAGAGAAATACTTTGATGCCACTATATACATTTAAAAATTTAAAAACAAATCAAGAGTATGATGAGATAATGTCATACGAAGATTTAAAAGAATATTTAAAGCAAGAACATATTCAACAAATATTTAAAATGAATATTTGTAGATATTCAGATAACAATGGTGCAAAGGACCAATTTACTGAGTGGGCTAAAGACCCTAACATAACTGGTAATGGTGGATTTAAAACATATGGAAAAGCCAGAACCGACTACGATAAGAGACAAGATGATAAAGAGAAAAATAAAAATAAATCCTAGAGCTAAAAGAGAAATAGATAGATACCCTCTAGTTTCTGTATACTGGTTGGACATTTGCTCCGACAGTTCATGGCAGTCTTTAGATAATTGTAAAAAAGCAAAACTACCTGTATGTGTAACAAAAGGTCATTTACTTACTCAAAAGGGTGGTATTACTAGAATATTTGGTGACTACTCACTAGCTGATGAAGAGTCAGGTAAGATAGATGAGATTGGTAATACAACTATAATCCCTAATAGTGTTATAGTTGAAATCAAGAAAATAAGTTGACAAAGGTATAGAATAACTGTATTATTACAGTAAGGGGAATTATTTATGGAATACAACAACAGTATGCCTTCCGAAGAGTTTGATAAAGACAAAAAGGAAGACAAGATAGAACCTTTAGTAGCTGAGATTAATTATAAGTTTAAAGCTGCATCTGATAAGAGACAAGATGATGAAGATAGATGGCTTCAAGCTTATCATAATTACAGAGGTAAATATTATAAAAACATTCAGTTTACTGAAAGAGAAAAGTCTAGAGTATTTGTTAAAGTAACTAAGACAAAAGTTTTAGCTGCATATGGACAAATTATAGATGTACTATTTGGTACAGGTAAGTTTCCATTAATAATTCAAGAAACAAAAATTCCAGAAGGTATTGCAGAATATGCTCACATGAATCCCATGAAAGAAAAAATGGGTGATGAAAATATGCAACCTACTCCAGGTATAGAAGGTAATATGGATTACACTCCTGGTGAACAAATGGCTGAACCAAATATGGGTTTAGGTTTTCCTGGTGATGGAAATCAATTACCTGCAGGTGCAACTTTTGATACTTTAAATGAAACAAGATTAGGTTCATTACAAAATAAATATGAAGAAGCAGATTTAACTGAAGGTCCTGCTCCTCAACCTGAGTTTCCTCAAATTAAACCAGCACAAATGGCTGCTAGACAATTAAATAAATTAATTGAAGACCAACTAGATGAATCAAATGCAAATGTTATTTTAAGAAATTCAATATTTGAATCTTGTTTATTAGGTACAGGAATTATAAAAGGTCCATTTACTTTTAATAAAACTTTACATAGATATAATATGTCTGGTAATGGTAATGCAAGAGAATATGCACCAGAGTTTGTAAAAGTTCCTAGAATAGAATTTTGTAGTGTATGGGATTTTTATCCTGACCCTAATGCTAGAAGTATGGATGAATGTGAATACATAATTCATAGACATAGATTAAATAGACAACAGTTTAAAGATTTAATTAATAGACCATTCTTTAATAGAGAAAAAATTTTAGAATGTTTAGAAATGGGTGGTAACTATACTAAACAAAGTTGGGAAACAGATTTAGATTTAGAAAATAATACTTATGGTGATATTGAAAAATATAGATATGAAGTATTAGAATATTGGGGAACTGTAGATGCATTAACTGCAAGAGAGTATGGTTTAGAAATAGATTCAGCAATTGAAGATAATCAAGACATACAAGTTAATGTTTGGACAGTAAGAGGTAAAGTAATTAGAATTGTAGAAAATCCATTTAAACCTTTTAGAATACCTTATCAAGCTTTTAATTATGAAAAAAATCCATATCAGTTTTTTGGTATAGGTGTACCAGAAAATATGGATGATGCTCAATCAATTATGAATGGTCATGCAAGAATGGCTATTGATAACTTAGCATTAGCAGGTAACTTAGTATTTGATATTGATGAATCTGCTTTAGTAAATAATCAAAGCATGGAAGTATTTCCAGGTAAGATATTTAAAAGACAAGCTGGTGTTCCAGGTCAAGCAATATATGGAATTAAGTTTCCTAATACTGCACCAGAGAATATGCAAATGTTTGATAAGTTTAGACAACTTGCAGATGAATCTACAGGAATACCATCATACTCACATGGACAAACTGGAGTACAAAGTATGACAAGAACAGCATCAGGTATGTCAATGCTTATGGGTGCTGCATCATTAAATATAAAAACAGTAATTAAAAATATAGATGATAGTTTAATTAAACCTTTAGGAGAATCTATGTTCCAATGGAATATGCAATTCTATGAAGGTGAGTTACCTATCATTGGAGATTTTGAAATTAAAGCAACAGGTAGTTCTTCTTTGATGAGAAAAGAAGTTAGAAGTCAAAGACTAACAATGTTTTTACAAACAATTCAAAATCCACAAATAGCTCCATTTGTTAGAATATCAGAAGTCATAAAAGAATTAGCATACTCTTTAGATTTAGACCCTGATGAAATATTAAACTCTAAAGATGAAGCAGAAATTCATGCTAAAATAATAGGATATCAAAATGTTAACCAAGGAACTAGCCCACAAGTTACAGACCCTAACCAACTCGCAGCAATGGCTGCATCTGGTGGAGTACCTGAACAAGGTGCAGGAGCAGACAACACAGGAAATGGCGAAATCCCACAACCCACAGATAATCCACCAATGCCAGGGCAGATGGAATTTTCTGGAGAGGTTGAAGAACCTGCCTAATCAAGTAAACGATTTAAAAAATAGTGTTGACGAATAACACTTGCATTGTTATAATAACAACTAAGGATTAGAATTATGATGAAAAAGAACAAACCTATTAATATGGCTACTGGTGGTCTTATGAATATGCCACCATTTATCAAAAAAGCTGAAGAAGAAAAAGAAAAGGGTATTACTCCTTATGATGTTAATACACCTAAAGAAGCTAGACAAGGTTTACCTACTAGATTATTATCACCTTCAAGAACTAGATTTGAAGTTGGTGGTAATTTAGATAAAGATGGTAGTGGTGATATAACTCAAAAAGATATTTTAATAGCAAGAGGTGTTCTTGATGGAGATGGTAATATGATTTCAAAAAAAAAAGCAGCATATGGTGGTTTAATGAAAAGACAAAAATATAATGTTGGTGATGAAGTAGCTAAATTAAAAAGAATTAAATTACCAATAGATGATGATGTACTAGATGAAGATACATTTGAAGAAGCTCCAGCAGAAGGAGATATTCCAGGTGAAGCTAATGCAGTTAAAGATATTTTATTAAAAAGAATGATTGAACAAAAAGAAACTCAATTAGAATTAACTGATGATACTACTGAACAAAATAAAATTAAAAAAGATATAGAACAATTAAAATTAAAAATGACTAAAGTAAAAGCAGCTACTGGTGGATTATTAAAAATGTCTATTGGTGGTGCTGCAGGAACTTCTGAAAGATATGATAGAAGAAAAGACTATCAAGCATATGCAGAAGGTGATATGGTTGAAGATGAATCTTTAATGACACCTACTGGAATGAATACAGAAGAGATGGATGGTATTGCTGAAGCTAACATGGAAATGGAAGCTGAAGATAATATGGATATGGGAGATATGGATGCTGTAGTAGATACATCAGCTTTATCAGAAGAAGAAGAAAAAGTTGTTGATGATGCAGTAGAAATGTTTCCAGAACTAGAAGCTATTATTCCAAAAATAGTTGCAACAGAATTTACAGATGATGGAGAAGTAGAAGGACCAGGAACAGGAACTTCAGACTCTATCCCAGCACTTTTATCAGATGGTGAATTTGTATTTACAGCAAAAGCAGTTAAACATATTGGTGTAGACAAATTAAGAAAGATGATGAAAGATGCAGAAGCAGCTTATGATGCAGGTATGCAAAGTCAAGAAGCTGATGCTGCAATGGCTGAATAACAGAATTTATAGAGAAAGGTAACTCTATGGATAGACAAGCTACCTTCTAGCAATAGAAGCCCTTGTAGTTTTGTTTTTTAACCCAAACACCTACCTTAGCTACCTTCAGTTAAGAAGCCCTAAAGGAGGACACAATGAGTGATAAAAACAAAGAAGGAACTAACGAAGCCCAGGCGAACCCTTACAATATGAGAAAGTCTTGGCACACAGAAAATGTAATGCCAACTGACCTTCAAAATGCTGATAGTGGTTTGTTTGTGCCAAACCCTGAAAGTAATAGAAGTGAACCAGAAGCTACTGCTCAACAGAGCAACCCAGAAGGTTCAACTGAAAATACTTCAGCAACTATGGATAAGGTCCAAGATTCTGCATTAAATGTAGAAACTAACCCTTATAGCAAAGTTGATTATAAAAAAAGATATGACGACCTAAAACGATATTATGATAGGAAGTTAGGTGAGTGGACATCAAAGGAAAATGACCTCAAGACACAGTTAAGAGAGAATAGACCTAAGTATACACCACCAAAATCTAAAGAAGAGTTAGACTCTTTTAAGAAAGACTATCCTGACATATATGGAGTTGTGGAAACTGTATCTCACTTGCAATCTGAAAATCAGATGCAAAGCTTACAAGAAGAAGTTGACTCTTTGAAAAAGCAAAATCAAGCTTTAGCTCAAAGAGAAGCTCAGTTAGAGTTAGGAAGATTACATCCAGACTTTAGTGAAATTAAAGAATCGGATGATTTTCATAACTGGGCAGACTCACAACCCATGGAAATTAAATCATGGATTTATGAGAACAACTCGGATGGTAAACTTGCAGCAAGAGCAATTGACTTATATAAGAAGGACCGAGGATTTGGTTTAGATAAAAAAACTGAAAAGAAGACTACAACGCAAAATCAAGGTGCAGACTTGTTAGTTAAAACTAATGAACAAGTTCAAGTACCTCAATCTAACGAAGTGGTTTTCAATCGTTCTGATATAGCTAATATGTCAGACGAAGAGTTTATGCAGTATGAAAAAGATATTGTAAAAGCTCAAAGAGAAGGAAGAATTAAATAATTTTTCTTTCATTTTTTATAAACCAATAACTAAAGAAAAGGAGTATAACCATGGCTAAATTTCAAGGTGGTTCAACTTACAACTTTCTTACTTCGGTTTCTGGACAAAGTAATGCTTTCTTTATTCCTGAAATCTATTCTAAGAAAGTTCAAATCGCACTTAGAAAAGCTGCTGTTGCAGAAGCAATCTGTAACACAGACTATATGGGTGAGATTTCAAACTTTGGTGATACAGTAAACATCATCAAAGAACCTCAAATAACAGTAGCAGATTACACAAGAGGTCTTGCTGTAACTTCTACTAACTTAACAGACCAAGAACTTGTTCTTACAATTGACCAAGCGAAGTCTTTCTCTTTCAAAATTGATGATTTAGAAAGAAGATTCTCTCATGTCAATTTCCAAGCAATTGCGTCAGACAATGCTGCATACAAACTAAAAGATGCAATGGATAGCAATATCTTAGCAGCTATTAGTGCAGGTGCTGGTGTAACAACTGGAATGGGAACAACTGGAACTCCGATTGATATCGGATTTGCTTCTGGTGAAGTAGACCCTCTAAATCAAATGGCACTTGCTGCTAAAGAATTAGATGTCAACTCAGTACCAGAAGAAGGTAGATGGTTCGTAGCTCACCCTGAGTTTTACAATGTACTATCAAACACAGCTTCTAAATTGTTAACTGTAGACTTCAACGCAGGTCAAGGTTCAATTAGAAATGGTTTGGTTGCATCTGGACAACTTAGAGGTTTCTCTATGTACAAATCTACTAATGTTCCTACTAACGACTTATCTGGTGCATCACCTGCTGGTTCAGCAACTGCACCTGAAGCTCTATTCGGACATATCAGTTCAACTTCGGCTGCATCTGCTATGAACAAAGTAGAGACTGTTAGAGATACAGGTACTTTCTCTGATATCGTTAGAGGTCTAATGGTTTGGGGTAGAAAAGTATTAAGAACTGACGCAGTTGGTAAAATCATATATGTGATTGACTAATAGTTAGTCTTAGTATAATATACACTATACTTGATGGAGGGGTTGCAATATACCCCTCTATCCTAATTAAGGAGACAGAATTATGATAGAAAAAATTAAATCAAAAATACAATCTATACCTACAGATGCAAAACATTTATGGGCTAATCATAAAAAAGTTTGTGTAGCTGTTGCAGTAATAGTTGTAGTATTAATAATAATTTAAGGAGATTATAATATGCCTGGATATGGAATGAAAAAGAAACCAATGAAACATGGTGGAAAAGTTCACAGAAATAAAAAAGGTCATGGTGGCATGATGGTCATCAAGATTGCAAAAGATAAAAAAAATAAAAAGAAATAAATAAAATGGGATTATTATCTTCACCTGCCTGGACTAGAAAAGAGGGTAAGAATCCTAAAGGTGGTTTAAATGCTAAGGGCAGAGCATCTTATAATAAAGGTCGTACAAAGACTGGTAAAAAAAGAAATTTAAAACCACCTGCACCAAATCCAAAAACTAAAAAAGATAAAGCAAGAAGAAAATCTTTTTGTGCTAGAATGAGGGGAATGAAAAAGAAATTAACTTCAGCTAAAAAAGCAAGAGACCCTAATTCAAGAATTAATAAATCATTAAGAGCATGGAATTGTTAAATGGCTAAAACATATTTATCATTAGTAAACGACTTACTTGTAGAAATAAACGAACCTGAATTAACTTCAGTAGCTAGTGCAGTAGGTGTACAAAAACAAGTTAGTAAATGTGTAAACAGAGCATACTTTGATATTGTAGATGCTGTAGATAATTGGGCATGGTTATCTACTAATACTCCTCAAAATGAATATTATGGAAATACATTTATAGAAACAGTAGCAGGTACTAGATGGTATCTTTTAAAAGCTGGTTCTGCAAATGTAGATGCTGATTATGATGCAGTTGATTGGGATAGATTTACTGCAACAACAGAAGGAGTATCAGGTAAATCTGCTCCACATACAATTAATAAATTAAGTTTTATTACTTTAGATGTATGGAGAAATACTTATGCAAGAAATGAAGAGTTAGATAAATCTAGTTCATCACCTGCATATGGAGTACCACTAAGAGTTATAAGAAGTTCTGATGGTAGAAGATTTGGATTATCTCCAATACCTGATGATGTATACAGAATTTATTTTAATGCTTACAATAGACCATCTGAATTATCAAATGATACAGATGAAGTTTTATTTCCTGAACAATACAAACCTGTATTATTAGCAAGAGCAAGATATTATATTTATCAGTTTAAAGATAATATTGCTCAATCACAATTAGCATTAGATGAATATAAAAAAGGTTTACAACAGATGTCTGACAAATTAAATTCACCACAACCAAAATATATGTCAGATGTAAGATTTACATATTTATTACCATAGGATAAAATTAAATGCCAACACAAGGAGCTTCCATTACAGTACAAGGTGGATTAGATTTAGTATCTAGTTCTCACGCATTGTTTAGAACCCCAGGTGCTGCAACTAAATTACAAAACTTTGAATCTTCTACAACTGGTGGATATAGAAGAATAAGTGGTTATAAAAAATTTGGTGGTAGTAGTGGAGTAATTCCATCAGGAGTTTCAACAGAATCTATAGAAGGATTATTTCCTTATGCAAATGGTGTAATAGTTTGTCAAGGAGATGATATTTATTGGAGTACAACTGGTACAAGTTATACTCAAATTAATAAAGATACTTATAAAACTAAAACAGGAACAGTTTCTGTAACAGCAGGTAGTGCTACAGTAACTGGAAGTGGTACAGCTTTTACAACAGAGTTTGCTGCTAATGATAGAATACAAATTAATAATGTTAATTACAGAGTATTATCTATAACAAGTGATACAGTATTAACTTTAGATTTTAATGTAGTATCTACTGCAAGTGGACAAGCTGTTAAAAAAAGTGGTATGTCTTCTTCAGATTTATCTAGTGCAACAGTAGTAGCTAGAACAAATCAATCAAATATTCAATTTGTTAACTACACATCTGAAGGTACTTATGGTACTGTTTATATTACAGATGGTGCTAACAAAATAGCTGAATTTCAAATAGAATTAGATAGTGGTTCTAATGTATTTCATTTTGAAACATTAGAAAGGTCTACACCTATTAATCCTAAAAGATGTACAATATTTTCTGAAAGATTAATAGTAGCTGGACAATCAGATTCAGATAGTACAGTTGCTTATAGTACTAGATTAAAACCATATGATTTTACTGGTGCTTCTGCAGGTACAATAGATACTGGAGATGTAATTGTAGGTATAAAAGTATTTAGAAATAGTCTAGTCATATTCTGTAAAAATAGTATTTATGAGTTGACAAACCTAGATTCTACCCCTATACTTAAATCAGTAACCAAAAATATAGGTTGTGTAGATGGTAATACAATTCAAGAGATAGGTGGAGATTTAGTATTTTTAGCACCTGATGGATTAAGAACTATTGCTGGTACAGCTAGAATTGGTGATGTTGAATTAAGTTCTATTAGTAGAAAAATATTACCACTAATAAATAATTTATTAGATAACATAGCTAACTATACAATTGATAGTATGGTTATTAGAGAAAGAAGTCAATACAGATTATTTTATTATCAATCTGGACAAGCAGCTTCTGGACAAAAAGGAATTATTGGAACTTTTAAATTTGATGCAAATGGTGTTCCTGCATTTGAAT